TACAGGAGTATCGTGTGCGTCACTAACAATAAATTCATTAACAACTTCGTCAACTGCACTATCAACTTCAGGGTGTAATGCCATGTCACGATAACGACGAATCATCTCAAACTCGTTACGAGCTTGATTATCCGTATCCACATATGTTCCATAGTAACCACCTGCTGCTATGGACATTGCCTCATCAGCATTAGGAGGGACAGGGGACTGACCCTTCTGACCCTCCTTGCGATTTATCTGGAAGCCAAATAACTGACTCATGATTAACTTATACTACTTCTTCTGATCTATTTATCAGACCACGCTAATGCTACTTGCGCCTTCGCGTGTTCCACCTTGTGCAGTAAAGTAAGAATACTGCCACTCAACTGTGAATTCTTCAACCTGATCATTGCTATCATAAGCAAGGTCAATTGGAGAAACGTTAGTTGGGAAACAATGAACTAATGTATACTGTCTGAGAACTGCACCGCTATCGCTGGTATCTTTCTCAAGTTGCTTAACAATTAGTTCTCCCATGTAACCATCACTCTTATTCGGTGTGAATAGAGGAGCTGTGTTATCATCATGAGTGTTGATGCTATTTGCCCACTGCTCAAAGAATGAGCGAAGTTTGAAGTCCTTATCATTGAAGAATGTTGCAGTCCAAGTATCAAAGGTACGATCACCTGCGATCTTAACTGTTCTTCCTCTAAAAGGAACCTCAATCACTCCCAAGTTAGAACCTGGAAGTGCTGCTGATTTACACATTACATTAACCAAATCCTGCTCAGATGTTTTGTCTAGAGTGTTTGGAAATTTAACGTCAACCACAAACATGTTTGGTTTGACGCCTTGCCCGATATTCTGTAAGAAGGCACTTACGTTATTGATTGCCATTGTTTTTTACCTCGTGTTTTTTTCTCGTTGTACTTTTAATTATCTACCGACGACTTCAGCGAACGAGACGCCCGACTTAGTAGCAGTTACAGTAACTGTTACGTAGTTAATTGAGCGTGTAGGCTTGAGGTAGAGTTCAGCAACAAACTCATTTCTGTCAACGACTTCAGGAGTATTGTTAGATTCGTCACAAACAACCAAGTAATCGGTAAGACCTCTACGTGCTTGAACCTCAGAAAGGTAAGAACCTATAGAAGAAGCGAAACCAGAACGAGTGGTTGCATCATTTTGCTCAAAGAGAACTCCTTCAGCAAGTCCTCTTGCTCTCTTCTCAATATTGAGGAATAAACGACGAACGTTAATTCTATCAAATGCAGAAGGAGATGCTAATGCAGTCTTATCTCCAAATAGGATTGGACCAGCACCAGGGAAGGAAACAACAGGGTTAACTGCAGAAGTATACAGATCATCTCTTGCTGCCTTATTAGGATTGAAAGCAAGTTTAACAACGTTTCTTAAACCACCTCTGTTAGTACCAGCAGGTGAAATCCAATCATCGCTGATAGCAGATGTAGAAACACATAAACCAGCAACATCACCGTTGCAACCTATGTAACGATACTTGTCGTTAAATCTATCATATGTGTACTTAACACCACTGTCTTTCACAACATAAGAACTGGATGCAATTGTATCCATGAACTCTAGAGTGTTAGCAAGTTGTGTAGCAGGAGTTAAAGCAGCACCACCAGAGGTAGCAACTTGATCTCCAGTCCAAGGAGAAACGAATGCAATGCAATCCTTTCTAGTATTTGCAACTGCAGCAACAGAAGCTGCTTTTGAACGAGTATCAACTTCGTTACCAGCGTTTCCACCCATGAGAACGAAATCAACTGTAGTCTCTTCTGTATCTAAGAATAGATCATATGCAGAACCAATTTCACCAGCAGTGTATGCAAAGTCATCTGTACCACCAGATAAAGCACCACCAGCAGTAGAAAAAATGTATGCTAGTGTTAGAGGAGCAGCTGCAGTAGCACCATAAGATGCTGCAGTAGCACCTGGTGCTACACCTATTGGAGAATGCTCTGCAATACTCAATGCTGCACCAGCATAAACATAACCAGAATACTCATTAACATAATCTTTCCAATAAGAAGATGCACCTTCAGGTGTCTTAGCATCAGACAACTTAGAAAGATATGTTAGTCTTTCAACAACTGTATTTGTGCTCTCATCAATAACTGCAACGTGTACTTCGTCGCCAGATAGATGACGCTCAGAAGCATAAGCAGAAGTGCCAGGACGAGGAGCAATATTTTTGTAAGTTAAACCAGTTGATCCAATTGGAAGTGCATTCCAGTCAGTTGCAGTAAATGCAGATTGAACAAAGCTGTTTCCAGATACTGCACCAGCAGCACCATGCTTAATACCAACTGTATTAGCATCAATAACAACTGTAACTTCGTGGTCTGTTGTTGCACCATCGCTAAGTGTGTCACCAACTGCAAGACTATGAGCAGTTGCTTGAGTCATCTTAGAGTCAGCAACCTTATCAACGATTACAACCCTAAGGTTATTACCATCAGCACCAGCATCTCTTGCAGCAAACTTTTCAGAAGTTACTCCTGCATCAAATGCTTCTTTAGTTCCAATTAAAACTCCAGTACCAGATTCAGTTGCGTTTAAAACTGTAGTTGCTGCACGAACAACTGCGAGTGATCCTCCATAGCGAAGGAATTCAGATGCTACTAACCAATCACCAGCGTTAGCCTCAGCTGGTGCTCCGAAAGTATCAATAAGTTCTCTCTCTGAACCTATGTTAACTATTTTGCCTACTGGTCCACTACGGAAAGAAGAAGCAATAGCACCACGAATAGCACTATTTCCTACAACAACTGCATTGGATAAATCACGTTCTCTTATAACAACACCAGGCGAGACTTGACTTGCCATTTTTTTACCTCTTAGATATCAAATTTATCTAAAAGTATTTAGATTTTTCAATCTCTCAACAGGGGAAACAATGCACGAACAACCTACCAGTCTGGATATTTCCAATCAGACATCGGTTCTCTCTTTTTTCTGTTGTCTAAAATTCTAGTGATAGTACAATTTTTACATTCATAGGAATATGCTGACGGTAAACCTCTCTTAGATTTTCTCGTCATATAAAAATCTTCTATTAAATTCTTAACTTTATTGCAAGATCTACAAGTCCTCTCTTTGAAAAGAAGATGTTCCAGAGAAAACTGATCCCCAATATCCATCAGTAGGGTAACATATACGTAACTTCATCTTGCTTATCTCCGTATGCCCACAGTTCACCGTCTGCGTCCACGAAGGTATCGTCACCCAAGCCATCGTCAATAAACCCAAAAGGAGCCATATCCTGTTCAATTTGGTTTCGTTGTTCATCGTAAATTCTCCTCCTAATATCTGTATCAGTCATTTCTTTGAAATATTCCTGCATGACTAACCATGCAAATATAACCATACACATTACAAGGTCATCATGATATCCCTCGTCTGCTTCCCATGCTTGTTTCTTTTGAACAAACGTAGTTAGCTCTTGGAAGATCTGGAAGTCATTGAATAATAATTTATCTTCTTCAATAATAGCTTTAAGATTAGAGCATCCAATCTTCTTAACAGTAATACTCATCTTCACACCCAACTGTGTCTTGTTGCCTGAGAACCCTTGACCAACTACTTGACCTGCTCTACCTCTCATAGCACACATGAGTACGTTAGGATACTCAAGGTCATAATTTAATGTTGCTGCTATACTATCTCCTATATCATTAACCTCCACTAGAATGTATGGATTATTATATTCCTTTGCTACTTGGAAGATGACCGAGGGAAACAGTACAGGCTTAATCTCATTATTTCTGTACTTCGCAACGATCTGATACGGCACACTGGTGATATCAAACACGATGAAAGCACTGTAGTCGCCACCGATACCTCTGGCAACATCAACAGTAATAATGTATTCATGATCTTTTTCTGCTCTCGTATAGATGTCAAGTCCTGCATTGCTAGTGATGGGGTCATGGAATGGAATGTTCTGAAGTTTTGATGGACTAATTAAGGTGTCAGCAGAACCAAGGAAGTCACACTCAAACTCCTGTGCAAATTGTCGTGGGGATGTGTTCTTTAATGTTTCTTCTTTCCACTTAGAATCTCTACCTGGTACTTGTGACCAGTGTACTTCATTTGTTGTATAATTATTTTTACCTCTCTTAGCATCTTCCCACGTCTTATAGAAGTGGTTCATACCATTAGGTGTAGATATGATTATGACTTTCGTTGACTTACCAGAAGTAATAGTAGGATAAACAGAGGCAAAGAATTGCTCTGCAACATGGTTCGGAACGAAGGCGAACTCGTCAAGGAAGAGGATGTTAAACGACATGCCTCGGACAGCACTTGCAGACGTAGAAGCAGCCAGTATCTTTGATCCATTTTCTAACTCCACATTACCTTTGTTCCATACCAATATACCATGCTGCATCCACTTAGGTAAATTCTCATATGCTAGTTGAAGTCTACCCAAGAGTTCCCTTGCAGTAGAAGCTTTGTTTGCTAGGATACCTATGTTAACACTATCATTGAAAATAGCATAGTGTAAAAGGTAAGCAACAACAGTTGTAGATTTACCAGTCTGACGAGGGAGTTTTGCAATGTTAAACCTATTGTTATGGAAATCCATCATGATTTCTTTTTGGAAATCATACATGGTAAAAGGAACCAATCCCTCATCAAGAGAGATAATTTTGATATAATTTAATGCAAAATATAATGGATCTTTTTTACACTTAATCCACTCCTCTACTTGTTTCTTTGTAAATTGTATCTCAGTACCAGCCTTTTTCAGGTTGGGGTTACCAAGATATACATCGTTCATTACTGCCATTATCTTGTTTCTTCAATTGCTTCCTTGATAATTCTTTTAAGTTGCTTACCTTTTTTACCTAGACCAACAGAAGAATCTATCTTCACCTTAACCCAGTAAAGTCCTATAACAACTATGAGGAAAGGAATTGCTTCTCCCCATGAGATCTCATTCCATGCTTGTACTACATTCATTATTATCCCTCATTAAGTGTTCCAAAAGATCTACGTATAACACGTAGTTTCTCAAGGTTCATATCCTTGGTACCTCCATCATAAGCGTGAGCGTACCCTTCTGTGATCATTTGTTCATTTAATGAAACAGTATCCTCGTTAATATAGAGCCAACCAAGAAGCCTACCATACTTCCCAGTCCCACCCACAAGTTCTGTTCTAACAGTAAGTTCATCTCCATCACCTGCAATAGTATCTTCTAATTTTTGTTTCAACCAATTGGTAGCATCTATTCCCAGTGCCTTCTCCTCAAGGTTTCTGGTTCTCTTCTCTGGCGTATCAACTCCTGCAACTCTAACTCTTTCTTTCTTGAATAAGTCAAACCCAAGATCAATGGTGACATCAATAGTATCGCCGTCAAGAACACGGTTAATCTCCGTTACTCGGAAGTTGTAGCAGCTCTTTCTGCTTGGTGGTGTCATCGCTCCCATTTGGCCATAATTCATCGTACATGAATATGTAGTAGATCACAATACCCACTGCAACGAGTAGGATAGCAATCATTATATTGATTGACCAAACCACCTCAGACATATGCTTCTGCAGCAAGTCTTATTGCTAAACCTAGAGATGTTCCCATGATGGTGATTCTACTCATCCACCACATGATCTCGTGCTTGTTTTTAGTTATAGTTCTCATTTCGTCACCGTTGCATAGTCAATAAAATGAGGATGCTCCTTTAGATAAGAAACATCCTCTTTGCTGTGTTCTATTGCATCATATGCACTCATGGCATATTCACATATCTCGTGATGATGCTGTTGACCGTCGTGATAACCGACAGTATAATGTCTTTGTTGCGTTAGGGGCATGATTCTTTCAATCCCATACTTCAGTTATTTATTATACCATATAGGTATTATTACGCAAGTATGTGTTGGCTCAAAGACAGTGTTTTAATTTCCTCAATTGCTGCTGGCAATATCCCATATTCCATTCTTTGAATTGCTTTTGTTAATGATTCCACTGTATCGTCAGGTAATATAGGAACCACACCTTGCTTGATTATCTCTCCACCATCCAATTCCTCATTGACATAATGGACAGTACATCCAGTTACTTCTTCACCAGCCTCCATTGCTCTCTCAACTACATTTAATCCTTTATACTTTGGTAGTAATGAAGGATGTACATTAATGATAGGAGCAGGAAATTCGGATGGTTTCTTCAATACTCTCATGTATCCTGCAAGAATTATAAGATCTACCCTCCAAGCTTTGAAGAGTTGAATCATTTGATCTTCTTCTTTATGACTGACATAGCAATGGGGAATCCCCCATCTCTCTGCTCTCTTTGCTGCACCACATTTCTTCTTGTTGTGTATCATTAACACAACTTCGTGTTTATTACATATAGGATTGGTAACTATGTTCTCAAAATTGGTTCCGTTACCAGAACACATGACTCCTAGTTTCATTTGCTTAAGGTTTTATAGAACAATTTCCTTGTTCGCATAGTTTATGTAACTTTTCTATGATGCGTTCATATTCATCCCAAATATATTCAGAACCAGTAGTCTCTTGAGATAACTTACAGGAAGTTACCAGACGAGCAACATCATTCTCGTTAAGTCTCATAGTGCTATTAAACAACTATGAATAATTATAGGTGTGATTTTTAATTTTACACCAATATGTTATCCTTTCAAATCATTTCGTACTTATGACTGAATGGTTTCAACCCTTTATTTTTGTTTTGTTTATCTTGCAGGTCTTGAAGTCTTTGTAAATTTTCTTGAGTTTTTTTAATATCGTCTATCTTTTTTTGAACTTCGGTGAGTTCCTTGTTGATATCCATAGTAGTTTAAAATTCTGCACTTATGACCTCCCTGCCTTAATCTCACAGCAAGTTGTTGGTCTAAGTGTTATTATTTATGAACTTTTATCTTTTTCCACCGCCCATTTCTTTTAACATTTTCTGTAGCTCTGCTGTAGAACCTACAAACATTGCATTGTTAGTAACGTTTTTGGGACCTTTTTGTTCTGCATCTAGGTCTTTCATTTTCTTATGTAAATCCGCAAGTTTATCAGTCATGTCTGCGACATGTTTCATTGCCGCTACAGCGACTTCATATGCTCTTGGGTGCCCTGACTCCTGTGCAACCTCTAAAGCACCTTGTACTGCCTCCTGACCCTTGTCTATGAGACTGTACAATTCACCACGAGTATATTCATAGTCTTTTGTCTGGTCATCCGCTTTAGGTTTAGGAGCAGCTGGTTTAGATGGAGTCTCAACATCAACACTGATGTTAAGCATATCTTCCATATTTTCTTCTAGGGTATTCATAAGAATTCAATTCCTTCATTAAAACCAAAGTCATCACCAGCATCTAGTATAGCTGTATCAGCAGCATCTATATTACCATCTGTATTAATATCAGTCTTGGCAACTGGTGTATATGTTCTTGTAATAGCTCTACGGTTGACTGCAAGATCACCAAGTGTTTCATGGATGATTGCTTTCTTAATAACATCTGATGTGTTATAAGGACCGTATAGATAAGACTTCATTGTAAAATTTAAAGTATAGATGATATATCTACGTTCATAGAAACTATCGTCCCACTCATCTTCATAGCTAATGTTGTTCAGAACAACAGCAACATCACGCTTCTCATTCATATCAGGAATCATGTTAAGTGTGATAGAGAACGATGGCTGAAAGTACGGCAATATTTGCTCAGTAATTTGTAAGGCATCGTCTTGAGACTTTGCCATAACACCAAGTTCAAATGATAAGTTGTATGGTACAGGAACATACTGCACTCTTACCTCACCACCATTACCATCAATGATAGTTTTATATTTTTGAATTGGAGATGTCTTACGAGTAGCATCGTAATCAATACTTGTCATCTCAAAGTAAAGACGTGGTAAAGTGATTGCTACTTTTCTGTTAGATGTGTTCTCTTCTAATCTAACAATAAATTTTTGCTTAGGACCATATGCCAATGGTACTTTTAATTCTTCTAATACAGTTCCATCACTAGGGTCTGTACTCTTTAACGTAATGTTATTAAAGAGTGTACCAAAAGCCACAATGTTCTTACGAACAATTTGATTGTAAAAATGTGATCCTAACATTAGATACTACCTGTAAAATTACCAAATTCACCAAATGGATTTCCTTCTGACCAATCCACTATATTATCAGCATCGTCTTCAATCGCTCTATTTTGATCGTAACTGCTGTTGGAGTTATTTAGAGTGTCAAATGTCTCTGGACTCCACTTGGCACTTGAGGTTAGACCAGTGATTACCTCAGCAGTAGTAAAGGTTCCTGTACGATTGATAACTTCAAGAGATCTAGTTGCACTATCCCATGCCTTGACTTCTGCTCTATTGTCCTTAGGTGAGTAATCAATAGTAATAGTAGGAGCAGATGTATATCCAGAACCACCAGCAGTAATAGTTACAGCATTGACAATACCAGTAGCACTAACAGTTGCAGTAGCAGTTGCACCTGTACCACCTCCTCCTGTGATAGTAACTGTTGGTGGTGTAGCAACTTTATAATGTGCTCCACCATCTGAAATTGTAACACCTGAAACAGCATCTCCTGTGATAGCAGATGTTGCCTTAGCTAAGAACTCATCACCAACAACTTCCTCACCTACAGTAAAGTTTCCTATACCACCAGGATCCATGATTAGTTTTATAGAATTATCAAAGAGTTGTTCTACTGCATCAATCTCTGCGATGCCAGTATCAAAGTCATCACTACCAACCTCATAGATCTCAGCAGTGATAGCATAAAATTGAATCTTACCAAACTGATAGAATGGTTCTTCTTTTCCTACAAATTTAATTTCGTAAATATCTTGTGTTAATGGGAAGTACAATAAGTCTCCCTCATTAGGTCTGCTATCAACTTCCAGTGTAGGATTATGATCAGCTACCTCTTCATCCCATCTTCTAGTAGAGACACGGAAGATAACTTCATCTGTAATTCTTAAACCGAACTTAGATATAAATTCAGCATTGTCACCAAAACCCATAACGTTCTGTAACAGCATCTCAACTTGGAATTGTTCTTGATACTTAGTGTATCTAACTTCATCCAGAGTGCTGTCTGCTAGGACTATCTTGGGGATATAGTAAATATCTGTACCAAACAGTTTGATTTGCTCATCCACAAGATCCTGAACGAGACCTTGTTCGCCACTGTGACCTGCGTAGTAAGTTGGAAAGTAGGGACTTGTAGGCATTTTATCCGATCATATCCATTGGTGGTATTGCATACTTACTGAGAACTTCGCTTTCGATTTTCTCAATTTCTGCTAATGCGTCTGTATATAACTCTCTACCATTAAGATTTACACCGCCAGGTAGCTGTACATTGTTATACTTAATTAAGTTCTGACCCCACTGTTTTTTCAACAATGAAGTAGTATATTTCTTTACAAAGAAATCATTGTACATTTCCGTTGCATCATCAGGATCAATCATACGATGAGCCTCTATTAATAGATTCTGTCCTTCTTGTAGGAAGTCTTTATCTATATCAAGATACAAACGATCACGACGCTGAGTATATCTAAACTGCTGGAATGAACCATTGTTTAAAACCATATCTAGAGTTTCTAGATATTGCTTGGTCATAAAGTAGTTTAAGATATCAAGGGATCCAAAAGCATATAGATCATTTAAAAACATTCTATATTCAATACCAAATAAGTTAGAACGAATGGAGTTACCTACCATTCCAAAAACTTTATGAATACCAACTACATGAGGTGGTATAGGTATATAATTTGTTGCTTCATTCCAATTAGTAGTTACTGCACCTTCAACCTTAGAAGTAGTTACAGTTGCTGCAAGACGAGTTTTATCATCAGCAGTTATCTCATGATAAAGATAACAACGCTCCATGCCATTGTAACAATTCTCTTGAAAGAACTGAAACGAGTCGTCAATTACATTATTTACT